GGTACCCAATTCCCCACAAAGTAAGTTGACACAGGGGGGGTATAATAGTTATCCTCAATCTATTACAAAATTTCGGGGGCTTGTGCCCAAAAAATTTCGACATGAACAAAAAACCGCCAGAACTTCATCTGATTGACGGGACAACTCCAAGGGGAGAAAAGGCTGTCCTGTTGCCGCAGAGTATTAGAAAGCGGATTCCCAAAGCCGAGTGGATGGACAATCCTGATGCTTGGGACAAGGACAAGTTCATTGAGGAAACTTCGGCTTTTTTGTTCGAGGTGTATGGCATCGGCAATGACCAAGACAAGCATGTGCTGTCTATCCTTGCTGACCACATCGACACCTATGTGCACTGCACCAGAAGCATTCGCAAGAACACGCTCATCATCAACTACAACAACGGCTCCACTCCGGGTCCGAACCCGCTCATCTCCATTCGGAACAAGACCACCACGCTCATCATCCAACTAATGAATGAACTCGGGCTGACTCCCCGTAGCCGTCTGTCGGCAGGAAAGATGGAAGAAGACACCCCGCTGTCTAAACTGATGCGTGGACCGAAAGGCTGACCATGGATTGGCAAACGGGTGTCCGTTATGCCATCGATGTGGCAAAGGGCGAAATCAACGTCAACCGAGACATTCGGCTGGCTTGCCAGCGGTTCATCAACCAGTATGAGAACCAAGAGTGGGAATGGGTGTTTGACCCTGACTACCCCCAGCACGTCCTAGAGTTTGCCACCAACCTGCGGCACACCAAAGGACCACAGGCGGGTGAGCAGATTGTGCTAGAGCCGTTCCAGATATTCTTCATCTGTGCGGTATACGGCTTTCGCTCAAAGCGTGACCTGTCCAAGCGGATGGTCACTGACGTAATACTGTTCATTCCCCGCAAGGCTGGTAAGTCAACCCTGACGGCAGTAATAGCCCTCTACGAGTTGGTGTTCGGGGAAGCGGGTGCCGAGGTATTCACCTTAGCAACCAACCGTGAGCAAGCCACCATTGTTTTTGATGCCGCCAAAGGCTTTGTCGAAACTATGCCCTCGGCAATGGCTGGGCACTTTGCTGTCTCCAAGTACCAAATCACCAAGACAGGGGACACACAATCTATGTTCAAAGCCTTGTCCCGTGATACCAAGAAAACGGGTGACGGCAAGAACCCTTCCTGCGTCATTGTGGACGAGGCGGCGCAAATCATTGACCGCAACTCCATCGAGGTTCTGCACTCAGGCATGGTTGCCCGACAGAACCCGCTCCGCATCTACATCACCACGGCATCCTTTACCAAGGACACCAAGTTCTACGAGGACATGGCAATGTACGAAGCCATGCTCAACGGAGATGCTAGGGATAACCCTAGATGGTTTGGATTGCTCTACCGCCCTGACCCTGCTGACGATTGGCGGGAGCCGTCAACTTGGAGCAAGGTTAATCCGATGCACGGCATATCGGTATTCGAAGATGCCATCCAAATGAGAGCAGAGGAGGCAAGGCACAAACCTGCGGCTCTCAACGAATTTCTCTGCAAGACCCTGAACCTCTATGTCTCTGCCAATGCCGCTTGGATTGACCGAGCCTACTGGGATGACCCTGCCAGTATTCGTAAGGAATCCAAGCCTGACCCCGAAGCCGTTTTTATTGGCTTTGACCTTGCCGCTACCCGTGACCTGAACGCTGTCTGCACCCTGCGTAGGTATGGGGAAAACGACTACGAGACTGACTTCAAGTTCTTCCTGCCTGAAGAAAGCCTTGACCTGATTCCCAAGCACTACCTCGACATCTTCCGAGCCGCCATAAGTTCGGGTGTCCTCAAACTGACGGAAGGCAACGTCATGGATGACCGTGAGATTTTCGAGTACATCCGTGGGGAGTGCGACAAGTATCATGTGAAAGAGGTGGGCTACGATGCCTACAACGCCGCCTCACTGGTTGCCCGCCTATATGAGGCAGGGGTGCCCGTCAAAAAAGTGGGACAAGGTATGGCTGTTCTCAACAATCCATCGAAATTCGTTGAGAAATTGATTCTGAACAAGCAAATTCGTCATGACGGCAATCCTTTCGTTGGCTGGCAGTTGGGCAACTGCGAGGTCTTTACAGACGTTAATGGAAACATTAAAGTCAGGAAGAATGAAGCCGACAAAGCCGCAAAAGTTGACGGAATCATTGCATTGATTATCGCAATGCACTGTTCGCTGGACAATCCTTTTGTGAATTCTTCTTTCGGTTTCCGCAGTTTCTGAGTAGAATCATCAAAAAAGTGGGGTAAAACATGGCGATTCTGGACATTTTTAAGCGGAAAAGTGTGGCTCAAAATGAGTCAAACACGGTGCTTGGTCAACTCCAGTTGGGTAACCAAGTCATCTATGGAACCGCCAACAAAGGGCAAACAGCCCAGCAGTTGCTCTATGTCACTACCTCAAGCACAACGGTTGCAGGGCGGGTGCTGGACATTTCTGCACTTACCCGTAACAGCACAGTCATGGCTTGCGTAGGGGCTAAAGCAAGGGCATTGGCGCAGTGTTCTCTCAGCATCATGTCCAAGCAAGATGACGGCACTTTTGTGGATGCCCTGCGGGATGAGTCTGTCGGGGCAAGGGACAAGGCAAAAGCCAAGCAAGTTCTAAACCTGCTCCAAAACCCCAACAACTTCCAGAATCAGTATGAGTTCTGGTACCAGTGGTGTATGTGGCAGGACATTGCAGGTGAGTCATTTACCCTGTGGTGGAGAAAAGACCAGAAAGACCCAAACCTGACTCCGATGGAGATGTATAACCTTGACGCTACCCTGATTACGGTAGTGTTAACCCCTACTCGTTATCCCCAGTATCGGCTGTCCACCCCTTCCTACGGATTCTCCAAAGATGAGCCCCTCGACTATCACCAAGTCATGCACATCAAAGAAGCCGCTTGGCAAGGCTCGTCAGGCTTCAACAAAGGCATTCTTGCTACAGAGTTGGTTGCCCTTGACTCCGACATTGATGTCTATGCCAACTTCATCATGCAGAACGGGGCAAAGCCCTCGGGTATGTTCACTACTGAGCAAGTCATCCCCGATGCCAAGTTCAAGGAAGTAGCATCCCGCATCAAAGAGACATGGAATGCCATGACGGGTGCCCGCAATAGTGACCCGTCAAAGGCTGGTCAGGGCATGCTTCTTGACCAAGGCATGAAGTACACCCCCATTGATATGCTGACTCTGCAAGATGCAGAAGCCGCCGCTCTCAAGGTGCAAACCATGAAGCGCATTTGCGGTCTGTTCGGTGTTCCTCCTGCCATGCTGGGCATTGAGGACCAAAAATACAACAACACCCAGACCATGCTGGATGAGTTCTACAAGACCGTCATGTACCCGATGGTCATCAACATTGAGCAGAAACTCAAGCAACACCTATTCCGTGGGTACCCCAATCTTTGCGTCCGTTTCGACACCAAAGACTTCTTGAAGGGTGCACCACTTGACCAAATGAATTTCGTATCCGCAGGGGTTAAAGCGGGAATCATGACTCCCAACGAGGCACGGGAGTACCTCAATATGCCTGAGATAGAAGGGGCAGATGAGTTGCAGGCTGGAGGCAAGCCTCAGGAGCCATTGCCCGGAAGTTCTCCGCAAGACACAGGCGGGGGCGGTGGTAATCAAACTCGCCGCATGAATATCGGGAGCACTTAAAATGAACCTACTAAAGAAGGCGTTAGCGCATTTGACTTCACAAGTCAAGAAGCCTAGTGTTAAACTTCCACTATTAGAAAAACCCCACACGATACGACATGACAACCAATCTATCCATGACGGGGTGATACATGAAGAAACTAACTCTGGTATGCGAGGCGCAAGTAAAACTAGCGCAGGGCGCAAACGAAGCACAAAATCCAAGCGGACGAATTGAAGCCCGAGTGACAACTTGGGGTGCCCGTGAAGGTGCTGACGGGCGCAAGTTCAATTACCAGCCAGAAGGCTTTGCCGACTGGGCAAAAGAATTTGCTGAAGCGGGCAAGCCGCTTCCAATGTTCCTCAACCACAATGACCTCGGCATGCCGATGGGTGAGTGGACAAACTTCGAATTTGATGATGATGGCATGACCGCTGAAGGTCGGCTCTATCTCAACACGGTAGGCGGCAATGACCTCTACCAAATCCTCAAAGAATCTCCCAATATGTTCGGTGGTGTGTCAGTGGGGGCATACGCTGAAGAAGCCTGCTGGGTTAATGCAGAAGGTGATGTCCTTGACCCTGAAGCAATGGACTTCAATTTCGAGGATGCCTATTTTCAAATTTCCAAAGGCGGGTTGCGAGAAGTGTCGGTAGTCATGTATCCAAACAATCCCGATGCCGAAATTCAAAAGTTAGAGATGTTTGATGCTACTGGGCATCTAAACATCAGAACAGTTGAAAAGACCTTGCGTGAGGCGGGTCTATCAAGAAAGGATGCGACCACCGCATCTTTGGTTTTCAAGCGTGCAGTTGACTTGCGTGAGGCAGTCACAAAGCCACTTGATAAAACGCCAAGTCAGAGTGATTCTGATGCGGTGGCACAGGAAGCCAATGCACTCCTAGAGGCT